TGATGTAGACCTCTCGAAATTCACTTCGTTTCCGCTTATGCACCTCGTATATACGGGGGCGACATACGACGCCGGGACGAAGACCTACAACCTCGAGGTTTATATCCTCGACGCTCCCGCCGATAAAGACGGGAAGACGATTCGCCAAAAGGAAGTCGTTTCGGACGCTGAACAATGTGCAGAGGATATTATTGCCGACATTAAGAACGGAGGGAATATCTTCCTCTTTGCACAAGATTACGAGGTCGTAAACGCCACGACGACGCCCCTCGAAGAAGAGACGAAGAACGTGCTCTCCGGCGTGCTCTTGGACTTGTCCGTAGCTATCCCGTACGAGTGGGACGCTTGTAACGCTCCAATTGATGGGGTAACTCCTGAAGGCGGCGACGAAATCAGCTACGCCCGAAGGGGTATCCTTCGTATGGTTACCCAAAACGGAGCGACCGACGTTCTTTCGGTGCGAACGATTAAGGTAAGTAACGGTACGCTTACCGACGAGGGAGACGGCGTTGTTAGCCTCGATACAGCCGGGGCGGAATCCCTTAACGAACTTACCGACGTAACAATCACAAGCCTCACCCCGAGTCAATTCTTACAATACAACGGGATTTCTGGCTTTTGGGAAAACGAAACCCTTTACCTCGCTACGCTTGCAGATACCAAAGGCACACCAACCGAAGGGCAGCTCTTGAAATATACGGGGGGATTTTGGCAACCCGCCGATATTGGTCTCAACGATTTAGACGGGGTAACGATTACAAGCCCGATCACGGGCAACGTTCTGAAATACGATTCCAATTTAGGTTGGTATAACACGAACATTCCCGCACCCTCACCGCCTCCAAGTACGACCGACCAACTCCCGGAGGGGACTACCAATCTCTACTATACAGAAGCCCGGGTAAGTGCGAATTCTGACGTATCCGCGAATACGGCAAAGGTGGGGATTACGGCTCAACAAGCCGCCGACATCCTCAACAATAACGCGAAGGTCTCTCTCATTGCAGGAGGTACGACGGGGCAAGCCCTCGTAAAAACGAGCGGAACGGATTACGACGTCGAATGGGCGGATATTTCAATCGACGTTCAATACCACAACCGATACGCCACGGAATCGGAGACGCTACGAGCGGGAGCGACAGCGACCACGGAACTCTATTATTCGGCACAAGCCGACGGGGACGGACTCGCGGAGAGTGCTTCGAGCGATACCCCCGCAGCGGGTTACGACATCCGAAGGAAACTCTACTATTCGGAAGCGGGCTTCGCCGATCCTGACACGGGGACGTGGACGCAGTTTACAGCCATCGCCGATAACACGACATTCAACAACGCGAAAGCGGCTTTGCTTGCTTACCTGAAGGAACGCACGGGCGGCACTGTACCGATTAGTTTGAAAATGACGTGGGAGGAGGTGAGCCAAACGGCGTACTTACTTGACCAATCGTATGGCAGCGGTGCGGAAGCGGCGTACTCGACGCGGCAACTTCGAAACGCGGCGACGGATTGTATGGTCATTCGCAGGGCATCGGATTCGACGACTACCACGATAGGCTTCGACGGTTCAGGCAACATCGACGAGAGCGCGATTACGACGTTTTGCACGGGTACGACGTGTACCGTGGTAACGTGGAAAGACCAAAGCGGAAACGGGAACGATGCGACGGCGGCAGCACCTGCAAACGAGCCGACGATTTACACGGGTGGGGCGTTGGTAAAGGAAGGCGGAAAAGTGGCGGTAGAAACCACTGGCACACAAAAGCTATCAACCTCGACGGCTTTAACACAACCGTTTTCAGCTTTTACTACGGCCTCGGTAGACATTGCATCATTGATAACATATGACGCGCTTTGGGGCGATTATTCTGGAACAAATCGCGGTATACAGTACCGTGTCGTCGGCAGAGTAGGGATGTATTTCGGTACAGTGCTGCAAAGCAGCTTCTATTCAATGGAAAGCAGTCGCGAAATTTATACGGCGATAGTTAATGGAGCTTCATCTTTGATAGATGTTAGTGGTACTAATGTAGCTTCGGGAAATACAGGAAGCGGCAACATTAATAACACGGGACTGTTTGGGTATTCAACTTATTTAGCCGAAGGCAAATACTCTGAATTTTTATTCTTTGATTCGGCAAAATCGAGTAATGACCAAGACAGCATCGAAGAAAACATAGGCGATTACTTCACCCAAAACACGCCACTTCTCGACACGTACAGCGGGGCGGCGGCTGCTTATTCCTTGCGGCTTTTGGACTCGACGTATACAGGGAGCGCGGTAGAAGTTTACAACGGCTCGAGTTATGCGGACATCGGGTTCAACGTCTTCGGCGAGTTGGATACGGTTGCACTTGCTGCGCATTGCGGTTCGAATAACGGGTTCGTCTCGAAGTGGTACGACCAAGCGGGTTCGAACGACGCTACGCAAGCGACTACGGCGAATATGCCGAAGATTTACGACGGGTCGACGGGCGTAATAACGGAGAACGGGAAACCTGCGGTGCAGTTCGATGGTTCAAATGATTACTTTGATTTAACAGGATTCACAGTATCGGCAAGCAATTACAGCTTACACGCAGTAACAAAAAACAGCGCGACCGATTCTTTTTTGTTTGACTCAGATAGTGGGCGATTAGTTTTTGACGGGCGCGGCGGTACTCGTGGCGTGTATTTCGACGGTAGTTGGCGGGGAACGATGCACAGCGGAAGTTCGCAACAACTGCAAAGCATCTATGCAATCGCACCGAGTAATGGACAATCTTACGTTGATGGTTCGCAAATCAACACGGGCTTGACATATACTCAAACAGCTATTGGTGGGTCAACAACTCTTGGCAGTGAAAAATCAGGCAGTATTCTACATTTTAATGGCAACATACAAGAATTTGTTCTATACCCCTCCGACCAATCCAGCAACCGCGCGAACATCGAGGACAACATTGCAACCTTCTACGACATAACAATATGAACGGATATATCATCGTACTTCCAACCGCCACGCAGACAAGCGAAGCACGGGCAAAGCAAATCACGCGAGAACTCTACAACATCTCGCGTCCCGTTCTCATTCAGGCAGAAGGCGAAAAGGCGTCCACCGTCTTTGGAATCGTTACGCACCCCGACGGAATCCAGAACGCTTTGCAGGTGAATACCGATTACCTCATCTTCGTTCACCCCGCCGCAACTTTGGAGAAGCTCGTTGCTTGCTTTCCTGAACTCTCCTCGGATGAACGTTTCGCCCTTTCAGCCTTCGTTCAAACCAACGCGAAGTTTCCATTCGGATACATCATTCCCTCAACTACGACCGTTCGAGACTATCAATATATGGTGGATAACGGATGGTTTCCAGAAGACCCCGAACCATGAACCAAACCCTCTTAGGAATCCTCCAGTACTTCAACGGGACTCCCCCGCCTTATAACCCCGTTTATGACCTCAACGGAGACGGGTTTATCACGATCCTCGACCTCCTTCAATACCTCTCCCTATGATCGCCCTCAAAGTCCTCTTTCTTTTCTTGCTTGCCTTGGTAGCTATTCCGGTCGGGATATTCTTCTCCGTTATGATGACGTTCTTCGAATGTGCCGAAGATATGTTCATAGCTATTTGGAGGCTCATATACGGCTTCTTTCATTCTTTGAGTAAGGTAGTATCCGTTATGGCTTCAAAGTTCCTTACAGGCTCTCTAACGAAGCGAGGAGGCGTTCCCTTTGGTGCGCATTCCGTTTCCGCCGTCTTGGGGGCTAACCTTCGGGAGAAGACTCTTTCAAAGGTCGGTATCTGGCTCGCGGGTATCCTCGACAGCATCGAAGAGAATCATTGCACCCGAGCCGCTGAACGTGCGGGGATATGAAGAACCTCAACGACGTAATTCTACTCTTTGCGGAAGAGGTAGTCAAATCCGCCCGAAGGCATATCGGAGGGCGAAGGATCGGCAAGAATAAAAATTACGGAGTAGCTACGGGACAACTCAAACGCTCCCTTAGTTACAAGATTCGCGTTCGTGGAAACGAGATTCGAGAGGTAACGTTCGGCTCTAAAGCGAAGCACGCCCCTTTCCTTCATTGGGGCGTCAATGGCACTCAGAAGAACCAGAAAAGCCCCTTCTTCAAGTACAAGTTCGAGAACCCTTCGCGGAAACACCGGGATGCGCTGAAGCGATGGATAAAAGCAAAGGGTATCCGCCCGCGTGATGCGAAAGGCAGGTTTCAGAAACAGACGGAGAGCAATATGAACTCCCTCGCCTTTGCAATTGGGCGAGCCGTCAAACGTAAGGGAATCGTAGGACTTCGGTTCTATGAGAAAGCCTTTACCGCCGTCTCAAAACGCTTCGATAAGAAACTCGGAGAAGCCGTAGCGGAGGATATAAAGGACAAATTCAAGTTGAAACTCGGTAATATCACGGTTAAATAAATGGCACAAATTGACGACGCACCTACGGACAAGTGGCTACCCGCCGGGCAAAAGCTCATCTTTACCATTATTCCAGATGCACCGATTACGAGCGCAACGAGATATATTGTT